TAAATCTTCTATAAACTGTGCGGGTAATGTTCTTGTAGTTGTAACTGACATTATACTTGAGCCTCCAAACCTTTCATAAGCTTATACATCTTATCTGCCCCTTTATCAACACTTCCTCCACCTGCTGCTCTGACCGCATCAGCTGTCATAACAAATTCATTCTTGCTTAATCTTGCTGGCACATCATCGGCTTTTTCTTTAGCTCCTAGTGGTACAAATCCACCACCTCTAAGATCCATCTCCATACCTCCAAGATTCATGATCCCACCTTCAGCCATCTTTTGTAGTTTAGGTAGTTTACCTTCTTTTCTAAGTTTTTTATCAGGATCTGTTTGTTTTAATTTTTTTAAAATATTAATTTGTTCTTGTGATGCTCCAGTTATAGTCGAAATAGTATCATCATCCATACCTCTTTTTAAAAGATCTCTTATCATAGCAGTTGTTTTATCTACCTCACCACCCTCTGCGTAAGCACCTGTAAACTCAGCACCAGGTAAAAATCTAAATTCAGGATCATTCATTCTTGCACGTCTAACAATATCTGCAATATCTAAACCTTCACCTCTGTAAAAATCCTCTTCGTCATCTTCTTGTTGTCCTCTAGCAGCCATTAGTCCACCAAGACCTGAAATACCTCCAATTAAACCTAATTTTCCTAATGTGCTCATACCTGAAATTTTACTTCCTAATCCACCTAGTAAAGAACCTAGTCCTTTAGCTTTTCCAAATAAACCACTTGCTGCAGCCATGGGTCCACCAAAAGGAATAGTTGCTGCAGCTAATAATCCTAATTTTCCAACAGGACTTTTAACAATTTTTTTTACAGCACGTTTAGCTTTTTTAAAAACTTTTTTAAAAAAATATGATTTAATACCAGTGCCATTTATGTCCTCACCTGCTCCACCTAATGACTTTAAAAGTGCAGCCTCCTCTGGATTAATATATGCTAAAGACTCTCCAGGAGGAGCCATTCTTTTAGCATCCTCTAGTGTTAAAACTCCGCCGTTTTTTTTAAGTTGTCTTTCCATATTTGATCTTGAAATTGCCATAGTTTATCTATCTTATTTTGTTTCTCCAAATAAATCAAGACTTGGCATCACAACATTTACGTC